TTGGTGAAGTCCTTGAAACGGACGTCGTTGGAACTCACGGACTTCTCCTCGTGTTGGCCCTTATGAAAGCTATAAAGAGCATAACCCCGGAAGATGATCTTCCTAGCCAGGAACCTTGAGGCTGGCGACCGGGAGAGCGTTCTTGAGGTACGGGTTCGGCTGCATACCCTTGACCGACTTGAAGTAGAAGGTCTTGTTGCCGTACTTCTTCCACTTGAACTTCAGGTACTTGGCGGTCTTCGGCTTGATCTTCGTGGCGCGCGGACCGTAGATTCCGGTTCCATCGTGCACCCAGAGCGCGTAGTACTGCCCACTGCCGACCCGCATGACCAGGAAGGGTCCGCCTGTCATCAGGTTGGTGTGGATGCTGGCGCGCAGGAGTCCCGTGTCGATGCGCTTGGGACCAGAACCGGTCCCGCCTCCGAGATTGCGCCGGGCACGGTTCTGCACCCGGAGACCGCGCTTGAGGAGGTCCCGCGCGGCCGGTCCCGCTGGACTCTTCAGGATGTAGTTCAGCTGGGCGGTGTTTATCTTGTGCGTGGCCTTCACAGTCGCCATGTCACACCAGCTGGAAGCTGTAGGTCACCAGGACCGACTTACACGCGCCTTCCGGCCCGGGGAACTCCGTCGCGCCGACCTTGAACGCGGTGATGAGACGATTCGTCTTGGCGGAGCACAGCGCCTCCAAGATGGCCCTACGCAGCACATACGCATCGATCTGCTGATTTATGGCATGGTTGTAAAGCGCCTGTGTCTGCGGATAGATGATCCGGTCTCCGACCTTCGTGAAGGAGGTCGTACAGCTGAAGATCATGGCGAAGACCGTGGTCATCAGACTGGGATCCATGCAGGCCACCTGCGGCTCTGCCGAGGAGTCCACCGGGAAGACGCGCGTCGGATTGATCCGCTGGATCGCCTGTTGGAAGGATCCGCAATCACAGCCGTCCGCCGCGATGTCCTGTCCGGGAACGATCAAGGCGATACGACCCGGATTCGTCGCTCCAGGCGTTGCGACCAGCGCGTTGACGACGTTCTGCCCCACCCCGGTCACGATCACGGCGAAGCTGAGAGGATTGATCGTCATGCTGTTCCCACCGCCCGGAAGTCGGGACCGTCCAGGTCATAGGCCTTCGCCCGAGCCATCAGGTTGTTCGGGTTGTAGGTCTTGATGAACAGATACGCCACAGGGAACTTCTGGTAGAAGTTGAGAAGGTCCGTCGTGGGCTCCGCCAGGGACATCGAGATCCCCTGCCGGGTGATGTCGGTGACGCCGGGAGGAAGCTCGCAGTCCACGCCGAGCAGGACGCCGAGGAAGTAGCAGGCCAGTTCACCAGCGGCAAGCTGCCCCAGCACGGGAACCGGCTCGCCGTAGTTGGCGACCACCTCCCAGGTACCGACCCCGGTCACCGCCGTCTGCGAGAGGTCGTTGCAGTACGGCCAGAGCTGCCCACCGAGACGAACCAGCTTGCGATAGTCGTCCACGCGGTAGTCCACGCCGTTGACCAGCACCACGCCGTCCACGGTCACGGAGACGATGCTGGAGACGGGACCAGGAAGATAGGTCTCCGAGATGGCGACACAAGAGCACCCACTGGTGCACTGCCCGCAGCCCATGTTGAACCAAGTGCCGTTGTACCAGTACGGCTGAGGATAGGTTCCCCACTGCCACCACTGGTTCCAGCCCGGCCATCCGTAGCCGTAGCACTCCTCCCGACACGGGCGAAGCGCCACGGTGCAAAGACCGAAGCGTTGTCCGGACAGGCCGTAGAGGACTTCGGACGCCAGCTCAGCAGCGATGCCGGTGATCTCCGGGGTCGCGGCGGACAGGTCGCAGCGCGCGGGCCAGCGGATCGGCCACGGATCGCAGGGACCGGGGGTATAGGTCTGCGGCTGCGTCATGTCTCGTCCTTCTGTTCTGCGTCTACAGGAAGTGTAAAGGGGCTGGCGGGAGAACCCAGCCAGCCCCTTCAGTGTCCTCGCTCAGGTGAGCAGGAACGCGCCGCAGACAGCCGGAGGAGTCGGCGGAGGCGTGGTCGTCACGTTGTGCAGGAAGTCGTCCTGGTAGACCGTCGTATCGATCGCAGACGGGATCCAGTACGGACCACTGCCAGGACCCTGCCCCCACAGAGCGGAGGGGAAGTTGGTCATGGCGGTTCCCTGAAGCTCCAGCGGACCGTTCTCGATCGAGAACGAGCCCACCTGGAAGTTCCAGACGTGCGGCCACGCCCAGTACAGGTAGCGCTGTGCACCCGTGGTCGGGTCGCAGGCACCGAAGCCCGCCAGCGGCTGCCACGTCTCCAGGGAGAAGTGCGCCTCCACGTTGTTGTAGCCGTAGGCGACACCCGTTCCCGTGACCGGCGCACCGGCAGAGATCAGGCGAGCGCCACTCATCAGCACCTGCGCGTCCGGGTCCACGACACAGAGGTTGATCCCCAGGTTCGAGTTGCCGTACGCGTTCGGGCCGACCTTGTTGATGCAGAGCTTGCCGTTCGCCTTCTTGGTGCGGAAGACGTCACCGGCCTCATACTGCGGTTCCGGGGCGATGCTGGTATAGCCCTCCGTCACCACGACAGCGCTGGAAGCCCCAGTCACGGGAGCGCCGCAGGTGTTCAGCTTGACCAGCCGGAGCACGGTACCCTGTACCGCGCTGCCACACTGCGCAACCATGTCAGATCCTTCCTTACGTTGCTGCGTTGATCACACCGGTGACAACGCCACCAGTGCTGACGGGGACTGCGAACAAGCAGCAGTCGTAGCCGATGACGTAGTTCCGCTCATAGAGACGCCGGAGCGTGTCCACGGTGCGGTCCAGAGAAGCGGCCTCCGAGCCGATGAACTTCGCCCGGCTCTTGTAGAGGAACACGGGTCCAGTACCGTACATCCAGCTCACACCGACTTGGAGCGCTCCGGTGGGAGCAGCGCCGGTATAACCCGCACTAGCCGCGATCTTGTGGCCGTTCGGGCTGTAGAGGACACCGTCCACCTCGTCCACCACATGGTTGGTACGCAGGTGGGGAAGAAGCTCGGCGGCGATGTGGATGATGCCCTTGCCGTGCACGCACGCGCCGAGAGCCTGCTCCATCTTGCCGAGCGCTTCCACCACGTCCAGCGCCGCACCGGTTCCTGAAGGTGCCAGGCTGGCGGTCTGGAGCTGGAGGGTTGCACCACCAGGGATGTTGTCCACCAGCGTTCCGGCCGCTGCGAGGTGCGGGAACTGGAAGTTGGGCGTACCCGCCACGGTGCCGGTCTGGAACACCTCAGCGATTCCGACCTCTTCTGCCTGGTCGAAGGCTCGCTCGACGTTCTCGTCGGCCTCGTCCCAGAACCCCGGAGGGGAGCAGTTGATCTGCACCTTCAGGGTGAAGGGGGTCGCGCCCCAGATGGAGCGCGCGGCGGTGGCCGTCTTGGCAGGCGCGGCGGCGATACCGGTGACCGGCTGCCCCAGCGCATTGCCCAGCAGACAGGCTTCGTAAGTGCTGTTGATGTCCGGACACACGTTGACCCAGGTGACGCCGTTCTGCCAGTGGCGCTCACCCGTGCGGTTCTCGACTACGGACAGCAGCCCGTACTCCAGCCCCTCCTTGCGGGGAGGACTGACGTTTACACGGGAGTTTGCGACCATGACCTTCCCCTCTCGGGTTTGGAGGAAGGGTGCCTACGGTTGTAGGCACCCTTGCCGAGAGGGACTACGGGGTGCACGCCGTGAGGTCGTGAGCGCCCGTGGTGCCGTCCGCACAGATGTTGACGACGATCCGTCGCACCTCGTGGCCCGGCTTGAACATCAGCCAGCACTCTTCCATCCACTCGGCCGTGTAGTCGTTCGTGGCGTTGAGGACGGAGTCGCGGATGATGCCCAGGTCCAGGCGCATACCCTGGCCCAGCACGACCGTACCCGGAGCCCACATCAGGAACTCCACCGTGGTCGGCCACGTGGTGAGGATCGGGGTCGCCGAGTTCACGTAGAAGCCGGGGTAGCCCGTGGTCCGCTCCTGGTAGTCCGACACCCACTGAACCCGCAGGTTCTCGGAGTCGAACAGCGACATGAGCAGGGCGTCCGAAGCCGCCAGCTGGTCAGTCGGGGCACCGGTCCGCTTGCGCAGGTCCGAACGCATCGCCGAGCGCAGCCACTTCGGGGCGAGCACCTCCAGCACCGCGTCCTGGCACATCGCGTACCGCGAGCGGTAGTCCTGCGCGTTCAGAGCCAGCGAGCCGATGACCGGAGCGACCAGACCCGAACCGGCATCACCGAAGGTGCCGGTGACAGACGGGGTGTTCGCGAAGGCCTGGAGTTGCTGGATCCGCAGACGGTTCACCTTGTGCGCGTGCGCGGCGAACAGCAGTCGGGTGTAGTTGGCGATGACCTCGGGGTACGCGTCCTCAGTCAGGTTACCGACCGTGAGGCAGATGCCGTCGCAGGCCAGACGCTCTTCGTTGAAGCCGGGGCACGGGACGCGGCCACAAGTCTTGGTGCCGGACTGCGCGGTGCCGGTGACGGCCGCGATGTCCTGCGTCTCAGTCCAGTGGAACAGCGCGCCGGAGCCAATGACGTCCGCGAAGGAGGGGCTGGTGGGGAAGCGGATGCCGCCACGGTTGATGCCCACGGTCGGGATGTCCAGCATCCCGTCCTCACAGACGATGTTGTAGAAGTCGTAGCTGATCTCCGAAGGAGAACACCAGCCACCAGCCGCGACCAGGATGTCCGGGTTCGCAGCCGCCGTCAGCACGTCGTTGACCTGCGCCGGAGTCGAGTCCAGGCCCAGGTTGAACTTGTGCTCACGCATGAGCGAAGCGACAGTGTAGCGGGGAGCGTCGTCGCCGCGCTGGGTGATCGGGAGCGAACGCGCACGCGCGCTGACAGCCGCCACCAGGGCGTCGATGTTCTCCAACTTTCCGCCGGAAGTGAAGCCCGGGACGTCGGCCGAAGCGACCAGAACCGGCTCCTGGCGCGGGAGCACCAGACCCTTCGGAGCGTTCGCCGCAGCGTCCGCCAGCGAGGGGTTCAGCTTGCGCGGGGCACGCTCGGTGACCTGGATGCTGCCAGCCGCAGCCGTGACCAGCTCCGCAGCAGCGGTCTCAGCCGCAGCCGCAGCCTCCGCAGCCGCAGTCTGCTCCGCCGCAAAGGTCTTCCGCTCCGCAGCGAACGCCTCACGCTCAGCCGCAAAGGCCTCGCGATCCTTGGTGGCAGCCTTCGCCTTCTTGATGTTCGCCGACAGCTCCCGCATCTCCAGAACCTCAGCCTGCGCCTGTGCGGCGTCGGTGGGGTTGCTCTCCAGGAGAGCGTCGAAGCGTGCCATGGCGTCGGTCTCGAACTTGGCCAGATCCTCCGCGCTGAGGGTATTCAGATCCTCAGGGAGTCCAAGGTTTTCAGACACCTCAGTTACCTCTCTAAAAGG